GAAATGCCTTTCGTCTCAACCAGTAGCCTACCTTTAGCGACCTCTCTCAAGGCCGCAGGGACATGGCTCTGGCACAAATCCTCATTCGATTCGGATGAGGTATGGGGAAAGGATCTCCTTTCCTCCCTTGCCGACTTCCTAGAAGTCAGCGTCAAGGATGACGGATCTGATCCGTTATTCCAATTGATCGGCTGTCCTGAACAGCCGGTCACATTTCCTGCATTTATGCAGGAGATCTATAAGGCGTCCCTTACGGGAACCACGCCTTCTTTAGATGTGGTCTATGACCACATTAATCTCTTCGGAAGACTTCCGAAGAAATATTTGAGGTCCCTTGGGATCTCGTATGCAGGTACGGGTTACTCCTTCCTGCCCGATCTGAAGATTTCGGATCAGTTAGTCGTCTTTCGCGAGACGCACTGGTACAAGCGGCTATCATCGGCCGCTCGTCATCGTATTCGCTCGATGGTTTCGGGCGGAAAACTACTCGAGATCAAGGAGATCTTGAGTACCACTGATGGGGTGATATCATCACTCCTTTTATCGTTCCCGGGCCACGCCTGGGAATACTCCATCACCGACCAGGTGATGGTCTCTGTTATATCGAATGTTATGTTCGATAAGACATTTCTTCCAAGATGGAAGAAGTATAAGAAACTGCTTAGAAAAGCAGTTTTATCTGGATCGGGGATTCCAAGCCCCGATCGCCAATGGTCCTGGATGAACAAATTCAGGGTTCCCGACGTCGAGACACGTCTCGGCGCTACCTGTCTGATGAATTTAACACAGACAAGATCGACGGGCCTAGGAGGCCCGTCAGGAGACCAGCCGTCGGTAGACAAGCTGGTCGAAACAGTAACCTCTCCTGAGGTTACCATAGACAGCTCGGATCTCCCGAGCCGTTATTTACGACCTCGTTTGATAAACAAGGTCCCGCAATACGGATTCCGTAAAGCTATGGCTAATGCTCATGCGAGCATTAGCACAACTGCATGCTATGAAGCTGCAGCGTCCCTGGGCGGGAAGGCCCGGGCAGTTACCACTCAGGTTATACTTGAGAGGGAAAGGCGTCGTTACAACGACGCACTAGAGATGAGAGCAGACCAAGCAACATGGTCTCTCATCCAATGGTCCCTGTTAGGGGTCATTTTTCCTGCATGGGTTATCCCATGCATTTTGATGGTCATATTTGTCCATCTCTCTCGTCGCATGAAAAAACATGTGACGACTTATATTGACCTGGAGTCAGGTCAAGACACAGGTCGACTGGTCGACCTTCACGATGTGGGAGAATTTATCTTCCACAGAAGTATACATATGTACCGCAGGTCATATGCATATATGAATCACTGTAATGTTTCAGTGATTCGAGAACCTGGCCCTAAATGGAGGACCATTACCGCTTCGAGCATATTCCATGCCGAAGCTTTGCAGCCGTGGTCCCACGTCTGCCTTACACTTCTCGGAACTATAGAGGAGTGTAATTCTGGTGTCGCGAAATCGCGGCACGGTTGGGAGTTCGCCGAGTCGATCTCCCCTGAAGACCCAAATCTTCAATGGATGTTCGATCCGAACATTCCGAAAATCGGTTTCTCTACCGATTTAGAAACTGCAACTGACTATTTTCCATGGTCGGTTGCATCAGATATCATTGACTGTTTCAATGATACGTTCGGCGTCCCGAAATATTACGGGACGGTAGTTAAGAGGCTCCTGACTTCGAGCAGGACCCTCATGTACAATGGCAAGATTGCTTGCCACACACGACGGGCCGCTCTTATGGGCGACCCAGGAACCAAGGCCGTATTAACCGGTCTTGGACTGGCTGCGATTGCAAAAACGCAGCAGAAATGTACGTGGGCTTTTGCCCGCGTGGTGGGGGACGATCTAGGAATGATCGCCGTCCCGGGAGCGTCTGAGATTCTCACAGGCGCCATAAAATCTTGGGATATGAAGATATCCGAAGACGACACGTATGAAGGATCACACGTGTTCTTCACTGAGGAACTAGTAAGGGTTCCTCGGTCCGTTCATGACACGATAGATCGTGTCAAGAAATCACGTCGATGGGGTAGAATCCCCTACATAGATGCAGTAAAAATTCGTTTACTGCTTGACGTCCGGAAGAATCGGGACGACTATTCATATACGCCAACAGGGCGTATATCACAGTTAGGGAAGGATATTTCCTATCTTAAGCCGGGCGCGGATCCTCGCGCCCTGTTTCATCTTGGGTCTATGATCCAAGACGTATGCCTCGACACTCGGGGACACGACGGTGCGGTATATTTCCCGCACCATATTTATGGAGAGGGGAAACCCCCTCTCTTTGATAACCCGAGAAATGCTCTCAGGTTTTGGCTTGTTCAACAGAACGGCCGATTACTCCCCAATCTACTTCGGATTGCGGTTGAGGCCCTCCACTATAAGGAGGACCGAGGTCTGGGCGCGATACGCTCCGACATTTTGAAGAATGCTGCAATAGGTCAGCGGCATTCAAAGAACGAGGCCTGGAGGGTTGCTTTCCGGCCCGTAGATGTTCCCGAGATACAGGAGCATAAGATGGCCTCGATACCTAGGTACGAGGCCCATACGGCCAAGATATTATCTCGGCTTAAAGATTTCGTGATATCGGATCGCGAGATCACCGGGATTCAGGCGAAAGCCGAATTCATTGAAAACCTCCTCGAAGAGAAGGACATACCTGTGCGCGAATGGCGCTTGGTTGATGTGGAACCCTCGGAGGTTCCAGCGACTCTCGCAGAACTGCGGGAGTTTTTCCGGGTCTGGATGTCAGATCCGAATGCTTTTCGAGCTATAAAGCTCGAAGAATTCTTCGACAGGGAACCTGTCGAAATAATTCTGGGGGAGACATACCCCCTGAAGACGAGTCTGAGATTAACTCCGGCTCACACTTTCGTTCGAGATAGACCCGAACGAAATCGGTTGGAGGACCACGAAGGCGTGGCTCTCTATGAATGGCTTAAGCAGGCTTATGCCAATCCGACGAATGTACCTGACATTCCTCGGGAAAACTTATCAGATGATGAGTTTATCCTTGACGATCTCTATTTGGATCGTCAAACTCTGTTCCTTGTCAGTGATGACAAGAAGCTTGCCTCTGCGCTATCTCTTGCGCGGAGAAAGAACGGTAGGTTATATAAAACCTACCGGGTACCTTGCCATTTATGGGCGAAGGGAAAGTGGTCCTGGAAAGAATTCGGATCACCAATGACCGAGACGAACGTCGAGGTCGATATGGGAAGTGTGATGGCATACTTCTCTAAGATAGCCCTAGATGAGGCTACTGCTGCGAAGGCTTATGAAGCCGTCGGTCGCGGAGATTCAATTCTCCGTCAGAAGGGTACGGATTTACGAACCCTGGTAGCTCCCGATATAAAACCGGGAGAAAAATATAAAAGCCCCTATCAAGAGGCTATTATCGGAGACGATGATCCCAGCGTCTTCCCCCCCCGGAATTTTCCGGGAGGATATCTGGTGGTACCGGAGTACCACTGGCGCGAGTAGAAATCTACTCGCGGAGCACAGCTCTGCTGTGGGGTTTCGACCCCGCACTCCAATTCTGGTAAGACCTTAGTCGCCAGATTGTGCTAGAGTCGTGGACCTGCCGGTCCATT